TAAGGGTGCATCACAGACAATGAAATCCAAGCATCTTGAGGGTAATGCTGTAGACCTAGCTGCTTACTGTGATGGCATCCGTTGGGAACTAAACTTGTACGACGAAATTGCTGATGCAATGCTTAAGGCTGCTAAAGAACTAGGAGTGACACTACGCTGGGGTGCTGCATGGCACAAAGCATTAAACGACTGGGATGGGACTGCAGAAGACCTAATGAGTGAATACATTGATATTCGTCGTTCTGCTGGTCGTAGACCATTCATAGATGCCCCGCATTTCGAGGTTCTATAGTCATGTACGAGATGGTAGACTTAATTATGCAATGGCTTGTGGCCCCTGTTATAGTCGTTGTATGGCATCTGTTTTCCCGATGTAATAAACACGAAACAGAGATAGCTGTACTTAAATCTCAACTTGAATCATCTAAAGTCTCATATGATCGTGAGATGAAAGAGATGAAAGAAACAATTAAAGCAATATTCCTAAAACTCGACAGTATAGAACAATCACTGCGAGATAGATAAATGGATAGTAAAGCCTTAGTTGGGGTGTTGTTTGCAGCACTCGTAGGTTTATTGGGTTGGAATATAAGTACAACCCATGAGCTAACTTTACAGGTACAGAAACTAGAGATTATCCTTCTTAATGATGCCTTTGCAAAATAGGGGGATAAAATGGACCCAATTACGATCATTGGTGGTGCTACAGTAGCTTTCAATGCTATCAAGAAGGGACTGCAGGTAGGTAAGGACTTGCAGGATATGCACGGTCAACTAACTAAATGGGCTGGTGCTATGTCAGATTTAGGTCAGGCAGAAAAACAAGTGAACAATCCACCTTGGTGGAAATCATTGGGTGGTTCCGTAGAAGCAGAAGCTCTCGAAGTTTGGAATGCAAAGCGTAAGGCAGAAGCTATGCGTGAAGAGCTACGCCAGCATATTAGTTTCATTTATGGTCCATCAGCATGGGATGAGTTAGTGCGTACAGAAGCTAAGATTAGAAAGCAAAAGAAAGACCACGAATACCGTAAAGCAGAACTACAAGAAGCTATTATCACTTGGTCGCTCACTGGTTTACTATTGTTAATATTCTTTAGTGGTTTAGCTGCTGTAGTTTATATGAGTAGATGATAAGAGTTGGTGATAAGTATCATGTCTACGATAAGGATGGTAAGATACTAATTATTACCAGAAGTAAAAGGATTGCTGAGAATGTCTATAACACCAGAGTGGCTAGATAAGTGGCGTATATGGCCTAGACTAATTATAACACTATATGGTTATGCTTTCTATAAAACGACAACATGGTTCATGGACTTACCAGACCCAACTAATGCTCAAGCAGGTTTTGTGTCGGTTATCGTAGGTGCAGGAGCAGGTTTCTTTGGGATATATGTAAATGGTAAGTCGGCTGATAATCGTAGCTCTACTAACGTCAACGTTAAGTAGTTGTGGTTTAACATCACTAATTCCCACTGGTGGGACTAATGTAGCTGCTAACACTCAAGTGGGTGCAGAGAACAACCAGAACGTAGGTGTAACCACTTACAACAAGCCAGAGATAAAACCAGAAGGACCAGTCGATACTGTTAATCAGGACAACAGTACGACAAATATATCTGAGATAGACCCACTTCTGCTTATACTATTAGTATTGGGGTGGTTGGCCCCATCACCGTCTGAAATTGGAAGGGGCTTACTTAAGCTCTTTAGACGTAAAGAATAAAAATATCCATACTCTGCATAAACTAAACCCCTGAATCCTTAGTTGGACTCAGGGGTCTTTTTGTATCTACTCTTCTGATAGACCTAATTTGTTCATACACATGGCTGTACCTTCATACAGCATTTCTATGTCGGCCTCTGCTTTTGTGATCTTACGTAGGCAATATGCATTGGCTAGTAGACTGATCAGCAGGATACCTTCGATTACACTCATTTACGCTCCTGTTGTTGTATTAGTGCTTCTAGATACCATCGGGCTTTCTTAAGGTCTTCCACACCATTCTTGTATCGCCAACGGTGTAAGTACTTCGCTACATTCCCACGGTAGTATCCTGTAAGTTCATCATCAGATAAAAAGTCCTTGATGTATTCAATACACTCAATAGCACCAGTACCATAGTGTGCAGGGTTATTTACGTTATCACGTTCCTTAGATCGTTGTCGTTCCTCTAGGGACATTGGTGTTATCATAGGTGCTTCGCTCCATTCATTCATAGGTTCTCCTTCATAAATACCTTTACCCACTGTGCGCAGATGTCGGATCGTATAATGTCGTCTACACCAAACTCTATGATTGGTACAGGCAACATATGTTTCTTTGCTAGGTGAATAACTTTAGACAGACCATCAGCTTCTTTCAGGTCTGACTGTTGAATATCACCATTAAGCACAATAGTAGTATCTTCCCCCACTCTTGTCAACAACATCTTCAGTTCATGTGTCGTTATGTTCTGTGTTTCGTCAACAATTATGAAGGCATTATCGAAGCTACGCCCACGCATAAGTGCAAGAGGTGCCATTTCAATGTTTCCATTTTTTATGCCAGTTTCCACTGCCCCCTTACCTAAGTGTTTCTCTAATACATCTATGACTGGTAATGCCCAAGGCATTGTCTTTTCTTGTAGATCACCCTTAAGAAACCCTAACTCTTTACCTACGGCAACGTGAGGTCTTGTGATGACGATTTTATCAATCTCTTTCGTCGTGTAGAGGTCGGCAGCATAAGTTGCAGTAACATACGTTTTCCCAGTTCCCGCAGGGCCAAGAATAAAGACCTGCTGATATTCCCTAAGTGCATCTAACAATTCCTTTTGTTTTGTTGTTTTAGGTAACAACCCAGATGTTTTCTTCTGGGCTGCTCCTTTATATGTTGTTTTTCGTCGGGATCGTTTTGGCTTTTCGGGAAAATCATCCATCTAGTTGTACTAACTCCGCTGATGTAAATGGTATATGAAAGAACTGCTCCCCTTTACGAATGTATCTACCTTTGGCTGTACCTAAACTTTCTTGGGTTAGTAGTGTATCCTTGATACGCCACGCCTGTTGTAGGTCTTTACGAAATACATAAAAGTTAAGAACACCATTCTTTCCCTCATACTTGTCTAGGAGCCTCTGTTTGCGTTCAGGGATGCGTATTTCAGACCAGTGGGTAGGCCAGTCCCCATCCCAAGCTACCTTAACCTCTGCCTCGTTAAAATAAGTGTAGCCATCCTTTTGAGATACAACATCAACAAAGTAATCCTCTTCAGTTTTTACAATAGTGTGTCCCTTCTTCTTTAGTAGGGATACTAATGCATCTTTAGCTTTATCGTCGTATGCCTCATACAAGGCACGACTAAACTTCTTTCTTACGGGTTTCATCTTTTCTCCACATTAGTTCATGCACTAGCATTTTCTGTTCATAGTCGGACATAATCATCCAATCTCTGATCTCGTCTGTTGTACGAAAGCACCCTGCACAGTATCCATCGACTATACGACAGACCTTTATGCAGGGTGACTTAACAGAACCTATGTTAGGTCTACGATTTCGCATACGTCCCCAGAACATGCCATTGTCTGCATACCTGCTGTATTATCCTCTTTCTCATAGTCTGTTAGTTTAGACCAATCAATGTCTGTAGGCATTAACGACGACAATTCCTCATAGTCTGATTTGTCGCAGTCCTGATAAGGTGCTTGCTGATATGTATGATCACTGTGCGGTAGGAATGAAACACCAGACATTTCATCAAAGTGTTCAAACACAAATGCACCTACAGATACCCATTCATCATCACGAACTGACACAGTAATGCTAGGTTTATGTTCGCACCAGTGTCGTTGATATGTAAGCCATGTTTCTAGTTGTTCAATAGCTGTCATATCGTTACGTGTTGTTGCACCTGAAGGAGCTTTCTGTGGGAAACTGAACACTGTTGTCGTGTCACCTTTCATCACACAAGGCTCGTTAGGTACACCCTGATCAATCAAGAATTGTGTAAGTGGGTCTTTATTGTCGCCACGCACTGTACGGATGTAATAAGGGCTGTGACGAGCATGTATCCCACTAGCAGAATCAACAAGTTGGGAGACAGTGCCAGAAGGTTTGACACAAGTGATAGCAGCAGAAGTAGGGATACCAAGACGTTCAGCCCATTCAGCATTAGTAGAGATAGCGACATTTTTTAGATGCTCCAGTGTTTTAGCTAACCCAGCATTTGCACTGGTCATTAGCGGATTGTCCATGATGCCTGTTAGACTTACACCTAGCAGACGCTCTTCTTCCGTATTATCTGTCCAATCCTTGGATAGGTACGGAAACTTTGTATAGGTAGATTGGATCGTACCTAAGATAGTCGCATATTTTACCTTGCGTTCTATGTCTTCAATACTGTCAGTAGCACGTACTACGCACTCAGTAAGGTTGCAGAACTGCGCATTTTTGAGGATGATCTCACTGCAAGGATTCGTCCCGAAGTCACTCTCTGGATTACGACGACCATTCTTTGCAGCTTGCTTCTGTGATGCCTGACGATTAAAGATACCTCGTTCACCTGACTTACTTTCGATCAGTGCTGTCCACTCACGCATGAATGTCTCTGCATCTGGCTTATCAGTGTAAGCGACAGAGTTGTTAGCCAAGGCACGGTGTCCATAGTTTTCCCACCATTGACCTGACTTAGCATGACGCATTTTGTCGTCTGACAGGTTAGACAAACTAATCATAGCACTACGGCGTACACCACCTACAACCACAATCTCACCGATCTTACACATAATGTCGTGACACTCAATAGATGTCAGCTTACGTCCTGTAGCATTCAAGAACTTATCGACAGTGAAGTTGAACAAGTCTACCAAAGGTGCTGGCCCTGATGCACGACCACCAAAGGTCCTTAGTCTTGCACCTGCTGGGCGTACTTTAGATACGTCCCACTTAGGAATTTCACCAGACCATAGTAGAGCTAGAAGTTGACGGTATGCTTTAGCCCAACCTTCTTTACTGTCCTTTACTACAATCGTTGTGTCAGACTTGAATATCTTCTCTGGTACTTCAGGTAGCTTCTGGATATACTGTCGTTCAACAGAGAACCCTA